ATTTAAACATGGGTTCAACCAATTCGCCGTCTCGTTCACGCGCAACTGGCAACACTAAAACTGGCGGCAAAACTGGCGCAGTGAAGCCAAACGGCTCTACCCGCTCACCATCGCGCGGTAAGAAATAATGTTCGGCGCAGACGTTGCCATCATGATCATGTATGTGCTGGGTTTTGCCTGCACAGGCATGGTTGCGTTTCTGGTGTTCATTCCGGCAATGGTGATGTCTGTGTATCTTGGATGGGTGCTTGTTGATTCATTTCCCGCCGAATATCTGTATTACCTTGCGCAGTCTATGGTCTGGTTGTTTCCGGCTATTGCGCTGCGCAAAAGTACAAAGATGGCGCTCTGCATGCTGACGATGAGCCTTTACGAATGGCTGGTTGCGATAGAGTCATTCGTATGGGAATTTATCACGCCTGTAGAAACGCCGCTTCATGCGCAGTACGCATTTATTATTGTCGGCATCCATCTGTTCATCCTTTCCATCACTTTTAAATGGGGCGGCGAAATTGGACATTATTCTTGGCGTGGTCGCCATTGTTTTTTCGCTGATTCAAATCTATAAGTGCTGGAAACATATCATCAGCGAGACACGCAATGAACGGAGCACTAAGGCAAGTCGCAGAGCAGATTATAAGCGGGACGACGGGACAGGTGATTGATAAGGCTGGATATGCTTCTATTGGAACCGGTATCGGCCTGAAAGTTGCAGAGCAAACACCTGTCACGCAATCTTATTTTGAGGCTATGATTCCACACAGCCTGACAGAGTGGGCGGCAGTAGCGTCAATTCTTGGCGCTCTTTCTCTGGTAATAAAGAACCTGTTTGAAATGTGGTGGAAAGTACGGGAGTCAAAGAGAAATGACAGCACCAACACCTGAAGAACTGGTCAGTCAGATGGCATCGCGCGGGATGACTATCACCACAACGGATGCGTCTGGCATTCTGTGCCTTGTGGCGTCAATCAGTGAATGCCTTGAACTGAACTATCCAAATGATGAATGCCGACAAAATGCGATCATGCTGTGGGCTTCCATCCTGATTAGCGCAAACACCGCTGGTCGCTACGTTACCAGCCAGAGCGCACCATCTGGCGCATCACAATCATTCGCCTATGGCAGTAAGCCGTGGGTGGCGCTGTACAATCAGATGAAACTACTGGATACAGCCGGATGTACTGGCGATTTGGTGGAAGACCCTGACGGAAGCGGCAAGCCGTGGTTTGCGGTTGTGCGTGGGAGTAAATGCAAATGACTTCACTGGCTCGGTTTTCCTACACACAACCATGCACCATCTGGCACAAAAGCGGCACTGACAAGTACGGCAAGCCAACTTTTGACGCGCCAGTGAACATCATGTGCGATTATGGTTTCAACGATGATGTATCGACCGATGCGAAAGGTAATGAGATTGTGCAGAAGAATACATTCTGGACAGAATACACTGGCGCTAAGGTAGGTGATTACATCATGATTGGCACGGCGACAGAAGCTGACCCGCTGGCGGCTGGCGCAAATCAGATTCTGAATGTGATTAACTATGGCAATACGTTCAATCGCGCTGAACCGCCTGATTTTGCACTGGTGACATGATGGCAGCAAAACTCAAAGGCATTAACGAAGCCATAGCCAGAACATCTCAGATTGTGGATGAGATAATCGCCACGAAAGCTGTGCGTGCTCTGAAGTCAGCGACATACATCATCCGCACCGAATCAGCCACGTTGACGCCGATTGATACATCGACTCTGATTAACAGTCAGTTTGATACTGTGGAAGTTAGCGGAACGAGAATCACTGGCAAGGTTGGCTACTCTGCAAAATATGCGCTGTACGTCCACAATGCCAGTGGCAAACTTGCAGGTAAACCGCGCAGCAACGGCAATGGCACGTATTGGAGCCCGGGAGGTGAACCACAATTCCTGGCCAAAGCAGCGCAACGCACAAAAGACCTGGTTGATGGTGTAATTAAGAAGGAGATGAAGCTGTGAATATGCTTGAACTGGTTGATGCATATCTTCAGGAAGCCGGATTATACGATGGCTGGACTTCGCAGTTGCAGTTCTGGAATGATACCGGAGATGGCAACGAGCAGTTTATTGTTTTGCAATCCAATGGTGGCACTCAGGTTATGGATGGCCTCGGTGGTGACTTCTATTTCTCGCTGTATGTTGTTGGCAAACATGGACAGTACAATGTATCAGATGTTGATGCGAAGGCGCTGGAGATTATCGAATACATCAAGACGCATCCGATTGATTCATGTGTTAACTATATCCAGTTGCAGGCTCCGCTCGGTAGGCCAATGCTGACGGAAGAAAAGCGACCTGTGCATGAGTTGCTTTTGCGGGTTGTGAAATAAATAAAGCCGCACTTGGCGGCCTTATTGCTGGTTTAAGTATTGCCAGCGTGCTTTCTTAACATCCAGCCCAGTAACCCATACATACCCCTACATACCCCTACATATGATTGCGATAATGCTGGATGTTAAGTGTTGTGGTGGCCGGTGTCGAACTCCGGCGTGACGGGATTTTCAGTTCAAGGCTTGCAGCGACCGCCTTATACACTACCTCGCCATCGGTTGCTTACTTGCGCATCGACCTGCGCATTCACCACAACGGTAAGAGCACTGGCTAACCAGGCGCGCCGACTCTTCACGATTATCGACTCAATGCTCTTACCTGTTGTGTGCAGGGTTTCCACCTGCTCCCATCTGTTTTTAAAGTCACTCAGATATCGTCTGGACTTGTTGTGGAGTGGCGCACCATCTCACTCTTGAATGTTAACCCACTCCCAGCACCTCAACACACACTACGGTTAAGATTATTGCGCGTGTTGTATGGTCTTGCTGGTCACAACGGGAATAGTACTGATGCGCTCACTTGGTACTCCTTAGCCGTAACCCACGGGCTTCCGGTACATCAATACTATTTCCTGTTATGTTCCCTGACTTATTAATCACACCTCAGGGACGCAGTGCGCCGAATTTGTTTACAAGGAATCGGAAGACCTTGCTGACTTACAGGCTATTACGCCGCCATCAGAACAACATCATCGTTTGCATTTATCTTTGTGGTCAGTTTCTAAAAACCCGCAAAGTCGCTCACGAAAACTATCTGAAATACAATCTACACCACAAAATAATCACTGTCAACACCTGTGATATAATCACCACGTTAGCAGCTAACACAATTCGGAGATCGAAATGGCTATTTGTGCAAATGATAAAGGCGTTCTTGTCGGTCGCATGACTCGACTATTCCTTGCTGAAGGGTGCGGTGACGCAGTTCCTGATGCAGAAGACTGGAAGTATTTAGGTTCAACCACAAGCAAAGGTGTTGACTACTCTCCGCAGACTACCACGTCTGAAGCGGATACCGCTGGCGGCTTTGTTTCCACTCTCGTTACCAGCTCTGATATGACCATCAGCGCAGAGGTTGAAATCCGCAAGAATGACCCAAGCGATGAGTTTGGCTTCCATCGTCTGGTTGAGATTTACGCCACTGAACTGAAAGCGCGTCGCCAGCCTTCCTTGTGGGTGCGTGAAGTAACTGGCGCGACTATCGTTACTGCGTACTGCAACATTACCAGCATCAGCTACGAAGGCGGCACAAACGACATCGTAACCGGCAGCCTTGAGTTCAAGGTTTACGATTCAGATAGCGTTACCGTCGAAAGCCTTGAGCCTCTGGCATTCACTACCGACCTGCAATCAACTGGCAGCACTGGCAGCCCGTTAACTGTTGCTGTTGAGGGTGGTGTTGCTCCTTACACTTACGTATGGCGCAAAGATGGCGTGGTTGTTGGTGGTGAGTCTGGCGCATCGCTGACAAGTCCTACTGCTGGTGTATATACCGTTACGGTCACGGATTCGTCCACTGACCCGGAAATTATTATCAGCACGGCTTGCACCGTATCCTGATAAAGAAAAAGCCCCGAAAGGGGCTTTATTTTATTCTTGTGGTGGATCTGGTAACGGCATCCAGTGAGTAACATCCTGTCGAATAGGAACAACACCGTATGCGTCATCCCATCGGCCTTCGAAATAATACAGAGTTGATATGTCGCCTCCCTTGAAACATGCGAGAACCTCTTGTTCTGCATTTTCATCCGGCATCTGCTCACTACACTTAATCCACTGGCTCATAATTTATCCTCATTCATTTTAAGGAAGACGATCATGGCGGCGCGTAGTGGGTTTCCATGCTGGCAAATAAACACATCATCACCACGGAACATCATTACTGCACTATTTGTTGCCAACGGACAATCTTGTCCATTATTTTGAATGACGTCAATTTCATACTCAACAATAATGGGCCACGCATCAGCTGGGTTTTGGCATGGATTCCACTTGCCAGAATGTATTTCATGCGCAAATGATTTTGAAGTCCAATTGCTAGCCTTTGCTACTTCGCAGTTAATTTCAAAATCACTCATGTCTTCATAATTTTTCATATCACCTTATCCTCATCAAAAATCACACCAATTACACGAAGCAAGTCTTTCGCCATTCTCTCTGCTTCTTCGTAGTCATAACCTGCATCAACATACAGTTCAGTGTAGAAAATCAGATCAGCTTTTGTTTGTTCGTTCATTTCTTATCGTCGCTCTTAACTAACGCCCAGACGAGTGCTGCAACCCATCCAATAAAGCTCCATCCAACGAGAATATTCAGAACGCAAATTGCCGTAGTGTTTACATGCTTGCGTTGCAGGGCTACAAAAGATGGTAGAAGGTACACAAATATCACCAAACCAACGAAAAACAACAAAATAACAACATCCATAGCTAACCTCAACTGTTAATAGCTTGTTTATATTACATGCCATTCTTTTCGCACAAAGCAACAGCCACATCACGCAATTGCTCTTTTGTCATATCCTTGCGTGCATAAACCATTTCTACGATGGCAAGGCCGATTATTTCTGCTGATTCGTTGTTTTTTGCGGAACCCTTAACTACCACCTCGGCAAGATTCTTGCTGATACCGTTATCGCGAACTTCAGCTGTGTTCATGGCGATATCTCCGATGTTTTTGCAAACCTCAGATGTTGCGACAGCAGAGAAAGAAGAAGCTAACAAGACAGACGCGATCAACATTTTAATTTTCATAACTCACCTCATTTATTCATCACTCGTTTCGATGACTTGAATCTACATCACCACCTCACAGGTGTCAACACCACTGAGATGATATAATCAACATCAGTCAAATTCAGGATGCAAAACATGAGCAATCGCACGCCACTAACAGAAATCGGAGAGATGCGCATCTCGCTTTCTGACAGGAGTTTTTTCTTTAAACCATCATTCCGCGCCATGAATGAAATTGGCACACCAAAAGAAATCGTTGAGGTGTACGCTAAGCTCAATGGCATTGATTATGTTGCGCCATTGCAGCACGTCGAATACCTGCCATTTGGCGCGCAGATGCAGGTTATGAAGACAATCAGCAAGCCAGTGTATGGTCGACATGTGCTGAACGCGGCCTATATTGTCATGCAGTCATGTTGTGAGGATGATATTTCTGTGCTGATTGGTGGATGGAAGCCAACACCGCGCGGCGTGCGATATGTTCCCGGCATCATGCCGGTGAGTGACATTATTATTATTGCGCGCAATCTGATGCAGCATGGCATCATTGGCAAGTCACCGCTCAAGGTTCCTGAGCGTCTGGAAGAGCAGGGCAAGAAAACTACAAACGAGTTTCATGCGTCGCAATACATTATTTCAGCACGCACGCATTTCGACATGACGCGCGATGAGGCAGAAAACCTGTCCATGACAGAGTTTCAGATGATGATTAAGAATAAATACCCAGAGCCGAAAGGGTTAACGAAAGAGGAGCGCGCGGCAGAGTACGATCAGGCTAAAGCAGACCGCGAGCGCATGAAGGCACTGGCTGAACGCAAAGCGAAAAAAGCGAGGAATACATAATGGCTGAAGAAGTCGGCGGAATTGTCTATGAAGTCGGGATGGATGTATCCGGGCTTAAAGCTGGCACAAGTTCAGCGGAATCAGAATTATCAAAATTTGACTCTGCTGTAAGTGGCTCCACGAAGAATTTAAATAAACTTGATGGTCAGGCTGATTCAACTGGCAAGGCATTCTCCTCCCTTGTCTCCGTGGTTAAAAGCATTGATGCCACACTCAGCAAGATGGCTGCCTCCAGTGATGGTGCAGCAAGCGCTGTCAAATCAACATCGCAATCTGCCGAGTCAGCCAATCAGGTTATCGACGCGCTAAACCAGCAACTGGCTATGATGCAGCAACAGCAGCAGCAAGCTGCTGTATCTACTGGCAGACTGGAAACCTCAATTAATGCCGTCACCTCAGCCATTCGCGAGCTTGGAACATCAACTGGCGGCGCTGGCGCAAGTATATCTGGCACAGAAAGATTAATTGAAAGCCTCGGAAATCAGGTTGCCATCCTTGAAGAGCAAATGGAAAACGGCGCGAGAAGTGCGGCAATTCTTGCAGCACAACTCAGAGCTGGAGATGGCGCAACTGACGCACAAAAGGCCAAGATTGCTGAACTGACTGGTCGCCTGTACGACATGAAAAACGGTACGGAGTCGGCTGGCAAATCCACAAACGGATTCAGGAACGCACTACAACAGGGTGGTTATCAGGTTCAGGACTTTATTGTTCAGGTTCAGGGTGGGCAGTCTGCGCTTGTTGCATTCAGTCAGCAGGGTTCGCAACTTGCATCTGTATTTAGTCCGGTAGCTGGCGCAGTGTTGACAATAGCGACAGTTATTGCTGGCTCTCTGATGGCTTCACTGAGTAATGGCAAGAATGCCATTGACGCCATGAAAGATGCCATTTCTGCAATGGATCAGGTTATCAGCGTTTCAAGCAATGGCGTGGCGGCATACTCAGATAAGTTTGCAGCACTGGCAAAAGCCAACACAACCGTTGCAACACTGATGCGCCAGCAAGCGCAACTTGAACTTTCAGCGGCGCTCTCAAAGGTATCTAAGGAAGTATCTAAGGCATCCGGTGAGTTTGTCACGTTTGGCGATCGTCTTTTTGCTTCATTGTCAGGAGCTAATGTCAGCGTTAAATCGTTTAATGATTATCTGTCCATGCTGAACATCACCACCAATGATTTCGGTGAAGCGATGAAGCAGGCCGCATCGGCTGGACTTGCTGGTCAATCAACGATGAACAGCATGATTGCCACCGTTGGCGCTCTTGCGAGTAGATTTGACCTGACCGACCAGCAGGCTTTCGAGTTCGCCAAGCAGCTCTCTGAAATCGCTAAAAACCCAAGCAACGAGAAACTAAATGAACTGATTGTCACACTGCAAAAAGTTGGTGAGGGACAGTCATCTGGTGCACAAAAGGCAAGGGAGTATGCTGCTCGTTTGCTGGAAATCGCCACCACCACAACCGATGCAACCATGAGGCTGAAGGCGCTTAAGGAGATGACTGACTCCTTAACGTCAAGTCAGGATAAGGCGCTACAAACTGCTCGCCAGACATTATTTATTGAGAAGCAAACTGGCGATGAAAAGCTAAAAGCTCAGGCGTGGCGTGATGCGGAGGCTCAGGGATTAAAGCAGAATACCGCTGCGTTTCGTGAATATTACAATGTCAGACTTGAGACATATCGTCAGCAGGAGAAAAATGCACAAGCGGCAAGGGATGAGCGCAATGCAAACAACCAGCTTAAGACTGAACTAAATCAACAGGAAACAATCCAGCAGAAATTAAATAAACTGCGGCAGGAGGCTCTACTTGCTGGTCAGGCAGAATCAACAAAAGAACTCTCCCGCGAACAAGCAATTCTCAACGCGCAGCAATCGCTTGGTAAAGCAGCCACTCAGGAGCAGATAAAACTGGCTGGCGAGTACGCTGCGAAGATTTGGGACCAGAAGAACGCATTGAAGGAACAGGCGGAAGCGGAGAAAGAAAAGCAGCGCTTAGAAAAGTCATATCAGGGATTACGCGCCATTGCGTTACCAACGACTGGCATTGACAGTGAATACCAGCAGCGCATGGCTGACCTTGACGCGTACGCCGCAGCATATCCGCAGAAAATTACGGAGATTGAGCAGACTCGCGCAGCAATTGAGGCGCAATACCGCCAGCAGAGAATTGACGCCATGTGGCAGGAGTGGAGTCAGCAAAACGCAGCCACACAAGCGGCGGCGGCGGCGTTTGATGCTTTCGGGCAGACGGCTGGAAACGCGTTAACCGGTATCCTTACTGGTTCAATGTCTGTATCAGAGGCATTGCGATCAATTGGTTCAAATATTCTGTCCAGTGTTATCAATGCTTTTGTGCAAATGGGTATAGATTGGGCCAAGTCAGCTATCATGGGTGCAGCAGGAATGAGCGCAGCTTCTGCGGCGACGATAGCTCAAGCTGAGGCAATATCAGCGGCAATGGCTCCAGCGGCAGCAATGACATCACTGGCAACAGCTGGCACAAACTCAGCCCCTGCTATGGCTGGAATATCTGCAACAGTTGGTTTGGCTAAGACACTCTCCATTGCTGGCGCGCTGAAAAACGGCGGTCCAGCGCAGGAAGGTTCAATGTACAGGGTGGGCGAGAACAACCTACCTGAGATATTCCAGGCATCAAATGGTCATCAGTACATGATACCGGGCGACAGCGGGCGCGTAATTAGCAACAAAGACCTTACAGGCGGTGGCAGTGGCGTTGTGGTTTATAATAACGTGATAAATAACAGTTCAGCGCAGGTTAGCAGCAGCGCCAGAGATAATGGGGATGGCAGCGTGACAATTGAGACGATTGTGAGTGATATAGAAAACAACGGCCCCATCGGGCAAAGCATCGGTAGGAACTACAACGCCAACAGGAGAGCAACAGAATAATGGCTATCATCAAATACCCTGACTGGCTGCCATTGGCGCAGCGCGCCAGCAAAAACCTGACACAGCAAACCCCGTTCCGCAGTGATCAACCTGCGGTCGGAGCACCGATTTTTCAGAAGCTGACAACTGACATTGCGGCGACATGGAGCCTGACGTGGAAGTTTACGCTGGCAGAAGAACGCGCATTTATCCAGTGGCTGCGTAGTCCGGGCTACCTCAACAAATGCAACAACTGGTTCACCATGATGATTGACCTCGGCGGTAGCGGATTGCAGGAACAGACCCTGCACTTTACCGATTATCCTGTGCAGACCAGCATTGATGGTGGCGTGGTCACATGGACTGGCAATGTCATCGCTAAGAAACTCAATAACACGATGGATGAGTTTGATGATGTTCTAGTTGAACTGGATTACAGATGGTTCGGATGGTTGGATGAAGTCGTTAACCGTGACCTGCCGGAGTATCCATAATGCCATCATTACGCGATTACAAAGCAAAGCGCCCTAACTGGGCGTTATTCGATACGATAACGTTTTACCACTCTTCATTTGGTTATGTGCGTCTTGTGGCTAACGTACTGGATGAAATGGTGCTTGGTGGAGAAACTTACCTGCCAGTGCGCATGGACATCACGCAGTCTCAGCAGTCGAATACTCCAGCTATTAACGCAACCGTCAAGTTTGCTCGTCTGGCTAATGACTTCAAGCAATACCTGAAACTGTGGACTGGTTCCGGTCGCATTGAGCCAATCAGCGCGCTGTATCAGCGATTTGAAGAAACCGACACCAACACACCACTGAAGCCGTATCGCTTGTATGTCAGCGATGTGGCTATGGATGGTTCTGATGTTACCGTTACGCTATCAATCAAAAACCCAATCAAAGGAAACGTGGCAAAACTTTATGACATCGCTCAATTCCCCGGGCTGCGCAATGTCTGATGAAGAATTTGCACAGTTAATGTTTGGCAAGCCGTACAAGGACAGATGTTGCCATGTTGACGCCGTGGATTGCTGGGGGCTGGTGGTGCTTTATTACCGCCTGTGCCGTGGCATCAATATTCATCATGACGACAGCTACGATAGTGGCGGCGCTTTTGTTACCTGCTTCGATAGTGAAGTGACGTTCTGGCAGGATACGCAATCACCAGCAACAGGTGATGTTGTCGTAGCATATCGCGGCAACGTCCCTGTGCACATCGCCATGATATGGGGCCGTGATAGAATACTTCATGCGCGAGAGAAAACGGCAGTCAGGTTTGACCGGCTGCGAACACTCGAAAAAATATCAACAAAGTTAAGGTTTCTCACCTATGCCAGTAATTCATGTTCAGAAGATGCCGGGTACACCGAAAGAAACGGGAATTGTGCCAGCTGGCACTAACCTGTGGAAGTGGCTGAATAAATCCAACCTACCAGCCAACATTTCAATTGCGATAAATGGCAGAGTGCTTGGTGAAGATGATGAGCTTTCTTTCTGCCTGCGCGATGGCGACGTGGTCAACGTTTACTGTCAGCCATCAGGCGCAATAGGCGACCTTATCGGTGCGATACTGAAGCCAGTAACGAAGATTTTCTCATTCCTTACACCGAAGGTATCAACGCCAAAAACGGATACCAGTTCAAAAACATCACCTAACACCAGTCTGAAAGCACAGACAAACATTGCGCGCAACGGCGAGGCGCGACCTGATAACTTCGGGCAGATTCGCGCGTTCCCTGATTTGCTTCAGGAATCATTATTCGAATACATCAACAATATTAAATATGTCACCGAGTTCATGAATTTTGGCCTCGGTAAGTATGATGTTTCTTCTGTGCGTTATTCTGAGTCAAACCTCGGTTCACTAGCTGGCGCGAGTTACACCATTTATCAGCCGGGGGAGGTTATTCCTGTTGTGTATGAGCCTTACGCATTTGATGACGTGGACGGTCAGGAGCTATACGGGCCAAACGAACTGGATACCTACCCTCCACCAGTGGTCATTGAAACGGCAACAACTACCACGGTCACAGAGACAGAATTTGCTGGTGGCCAGATTGCCGTCAAGATACCGAAAAACTCAGCATTCGATTACTTCCTTGACCTAACCATGCCGCATGATGTGGTTTTCAAACTGAATATCACTTACGCGCAAGGGGGTGGTGCATCCGTCACCGAAAACGTTACGCTATCAGGAAGACTTGTATCTGCAACAGAGACTGATGATGGTGGATTGCCACCAGTAAACTACTGGTACACATTTATTATTAACAGCATTAACTACTCAGGTGCGCCAATATCATCACTGAATGGAGTGACGATTAATAACACTTATTTCAACCTGACAGATAACCAGCCGATTGTTTCTGGTCCGTACTTTTCACCGATTGGTGGTGATCAGCTTTGGGTTCACCTGCAACACCAGACCAATGATGGCAATGATTTCAGCGTACTCATTGAGTGGTGGAAGATTGACGATGATAACGTTCAGATTCCCGGAACATATCAGTCAATGAACTATTATCGGGATGTGGACAGAAACGACACGTTCTATTACACGATAAAGTTAACCCCATCCGCTGGCACTGGTCGCTACGCGATTCAGATGCGACGGACAAACAACAGTTCCGACACGTCAATCCTTCAGCTTGAGGAAATTCACTCAATAGTCACTCGCACAAATGTTTCGTATCCAGATGACACCGTGGTTAAAGTTATCGTGCGTGCAACGGAGAACGCAACAGGCAGCCGTGACAGGAAATATAATGCGTTAATCACACGTCACACCATCGGATACAACCGTGATACTGGCACTGTGCGCTACACGCTTGCACCTTCCCGTAGCTTTGCTGATGCAGTGCTGCATAACTGGCTGATTACCGCTGGCAATCCAGAAAATACCATCGATATAGTGAAGCTGTATGAAATTGCCGACAGCCTGCCTGATGAGCGACTTGGTTATTTCGATTACACGTTTGACGATGAGGATAAGAGCATCGGTGAACGCCTGCAGACCATTTGTGATGCAGCGCGAGTCACTGCATTCTGGGATGATGGCGTGATGAGCTTCTCTCGTGATGAAAAACGAGAATATCCGGCAACTGTATTCAATACCAGAAACACGCAGAGCGACGGCTATAAGCTGAGTTATGACATCAGTCTGCCCGGCACTTATGATGGCGTTAACGTCGAATATCGCGACCCAACAACGAATAAGCAGGCCAACGTTTACTATCGCATCACAGACAGCGGAATTGTCGAAGGTGATCCGACCAAGGCGAAGAAATTCGACATGCTTTATGTTCGCAACCGCTATCAGGCTGTTGACCGGGCAATCCTTGAGTGTCGCCGCCTTATTTACTCACGTCGCAGTATGGAAATTAAGGCGCTTGCTGATGGCGAATGGGTTAACGTAGGTGATATGATTCAGGTCGTCGATATGTATGATGATGTGCAACAGACTGGCGTTATTGAAGCGCGTAACGGAAACATCTTCACGACTAGCGAGCAACTCACGGCAGAAGATAATCTTTATGTTGTGATAACCAGTTCTGACGGTAGTGTGTCTGACAGATTACCAGCAACAATAACCGGATTACATACATTCACCTGTAATCTGCCATCTGATTTCCTGCTGAATATATGGGATGGTACAAACGTACAATCAGAATCTCGCTATGTGCTGAGCACGGAAAAAGAGCTTGATACCACGCTATGGGTTGTCAGCCAGAAGAATCCCGGAAGCGACGGAACCACCACTCTAACCATGAGTGAATACAGCGACGACATGTACGAATATGCCATCCCGTCATCGTGATACAATATACATCAAATTCACAAAGGAGCATTTATTATAATGGCTACCACCCCAACTAATAAACCAATTCCGTCAGAGGATCCTCGCGACCTCAAGTTTAATGCCGGGAAAATTGACGAGGTAGTGACATCTAACGCGCATTACTATACCGATCGCTTCGGCGTGCGCCGCTGGACTATTGCTGGATTTCAATACACAGCAGAAGAAGCTATCCGTAACTATGGCTACATAACGATGGACAGCTTTGAAGATGGAGCAACATTGACGCTTCCCAATCAGACCCTGCGTTATGAAGCGAATGGTGAATATTACCGCTGGGACGGGGAATTTCCCAAAATAGTGCCAGCTGGTTCAACTCCAGATAGCACGGGTGAGGTTAAATTAGGGGCGTGGGTTAGTGTTGGTGATGCCTCCTTGCGTGCTAACATGGCATCAACCCAAAATGAAGCGCTTGGCGATAATTTGGTTGGTGTAAAACTATCATCTTATGGCGCAATTGCCAGGACACAGCATGATAAAAACGCTGATCTGATGTCTATACAAGATCTAGGTGCGGAAAGTGGCATTCCTAATCCAGAGGTTGACGACCGGGTTATGGCGGTACTGAATGCAAATGCCGGGTTGTTAATTCCAGCAGGGTTTGTGTATGTAACCACCAAACCTCTGCACACCGCAGCATGGAAGTCTTTCAATATCATCTGCCCTAACGGGAAAGCCACTATTAAATCATCTGGTGGATACACGATGTTCACGCAGGATGGTCCATATCAGTTCCAGTATTGCACTTTTAAAAATATTATTTTCGACGGTTCTGATATTACAAATAGCGCTAACGTTTTCATGGAAGCTGCTGCCGGTGATCGGGTGGCAATGTTTACCACTCATAACTGTGTATGGCAAGGTTTTCATACTGTATGGAAAGCGTCATGGATTGCTGTTTACCACTATAACCCAATTTTCAAAACGGTTAACGACTCCGGTTACATTGTTGATACCCCTGTGGATGACAACAACCCTTTTGCAGCGTTTAATTTAAACTTCATGGAAAGCCCAATCTTCCTTGATGCTCGCGCCAGAATGTTCTTCCGCATCCTCGGTGGGTTTAACTTCACCATTAACAATCCGTGGTTTGAGAAAAATGAGGTATTTGGCGGGGCGTTTTTCTATTTGCGTCAATTCTTTAACTTTAAGATTAACGATGGCTGGTTTGAATACTTTAAAGGTACAAACCTGATTTATCTTAACAGCGGTGGAACAGAAAATGCTCAATCAGACCATATTATTATAGACGGGTTGCATATCAATAATTCTCGTGAAGATTCTAACTTCAAAGGACTTATTCTTATGGACCCTCCTGAACACGCAGAGAACTTCACAGACCCTAAATGCGTGTTTAAAAACATAGTTGAGCATAACAGCTCAATGGCAGGTTGGTACTTGATTAAATCCGGTGACGATACAAACCGTGCAGAGTCTCTTACAGAAATAAAAAATCTTCGTCTCAAATACGGTCAACCAGCTTGTTCAGACGGAATGACTATTGCAAGAACACAAGAAGGGGCTAACCCCGATATCATAAATTCAATAAGGAGCTTAAGCACGCAGGGAATTCAATTTCTCCCGAGAAGGTATCAAACAACGAGCTACCGCACAAAAAACGGCCTGTGGGAGCAACAGCAAGTAGTTGATAATGATATAAATATAGCGTACTGGAAAATAGGTTATTCAACAGTTCTTGCATGGGGTGTTGATTATGTTCGCCCTGGTAGACAGAATGCTCAAACATGCGGAACATCAACATACGCGTGGTCTGGTGGTTATACGCAAACTGCTTTCCAAATAACATCAGACCGCAATGCTAAAATGGATGAGGGTGACATTCCTGATGCTGTCCTCGACGCCTGGGGTGACGTTCAGTATGTATCATATAAATTAAAAGCAAGCGTGGCAGAAAAAGGCAGTAAAGCCCGAAGACATATTGGGGTCATAGCCCAAGACATCAAAGCGGCATTTGAGGCCCACGGAGTGGACCCATTCGAATATGGCATACTATGTTATGACAATACCCCAGCAACAGAAGCTGTTTACGATATTTTAGAAGACGGTACACAGGTACTGCTTCAGGCTGCACAGGAGGCTCACTCCGCTTACACAGTGCGATACGAAGAAATACTTTGTCTTGAGGCCGCATATATGCGCAGAGAATTATTAAGATTAAAAAACAGTTAAATAAAAAACCCCGCTTCGGCGGGGTTAGTTTTATCATTAGAAGGGAATATCGTCGTCGAAGTCCATCGGAGGCTCATTGCCTCCTTGTGGGCTTTGTTGTTTTGGTTGCTGCTGTTGCTGTCGATACTGCTGCTGGCCTGATGGCTGACGTGGTTGCTGACCAGAATCTTCTCGTTTAACTCCAAGCATCTGCATAGCGCCACCCATCTGTGGGATGACAATCTCAGTGGTGTACTTGTCCACGCCGTTGCTGTCAGTCCATTTACGGGTACGCAGCTGACCTTCGATATAAACCTGAGAACCTTTGCGAAGATATTCTCCTGCAACCTCCGCAAGTTTACCGAAGATGACTACGCGATGCCATTCAGTCTGTTCTTTCTTTTCCCCTGTTTGCTTGTCTTTCCACTGCTCAGATGTTGCAACGGAAAGGTTGGCAATTGCAGAGCCTGATGCTGAATATTTAACTTCAGGATCGTTTCCGAGAGTGCCGACAATAATTACTTTATTTACGCCGCGTGCCATTTATTAAAATCCTTCAATTGGAGTTGATTTATGTTCGGTTTTTGTTTCTTCCTGCTGCTCTGGCTGCTGAGGTTGCGGTTTAGCCAGTTTTGCAGGGTTGAATGACTCTCCTGATACCATGAATTTTGCCTTCATTTCCTGATACGCACCAACAATAACGCGAGTTGCTGCATCATCACCACGGAACGCCTTGTATTCCTCGCCATAGATTGATGTCAATTCTTCCATGGTGGCTGCGTTGCGAATCAATGCAACTGCGTCTTTTGGTGATTTTCTCGCTGCGTTGCCGTCATCATCAGCCTGGGCAATGCCAAACATTGCCGCGATGGAATATCTGCGTGCATATGTCATTGCTGATCCGTACCCCTGAGCATCCTTCTTGGCAACTGGCATTGGCATTACTGATGACATGTACTCGCCAGACTCATGCATTATCGTTGTTTCAAGTTTAAGCACATCCATTGAATCACCATCAATGGCGTTCTGGATGATAATAAGACCGTTAGCCTCAAGCGCAGGTCGTATTGCATCAAGGAATGACTCAAGGTTTGCGTAATTGCTTTTCAGGTGTGGGTTTTTGGCGTTTTTCTTTGCGCCGCTACTCATCACCTTGCGAGCCTCAACCAGAGCCTTAATCAGATTTGCTTTCTGTTCCGAGAAAATCATTTGCATCACCTCACTAATTATAAATTAAACTGTTTCTTGAACCACTCAGGTGTTTCCATTTCTATGACAGGATTACCCATTGAGTAACCAGGCCATGAATTGGCTTTTTTGCACGCCTTGTAAATTTCCATAGCGCCATGTAACTGAATTCTACCAATGTGCAACTGCTCTTCCGTCAATCGAATCAAAGCAGGAATGAACGGCGATTTCTTTTCCTGCACGAGAAGATTAACAGAACGTGGCGGATGACCGTATGCCGCAACAAACATATCGTGCTGCATTGCCATTTTCATAAAGTAGCCAAGTCGCGCAGCATGGCGGAAAAACTCATCAGGCTTGGCGCTAACTGCTGTCTTGTAGTCAATGATGTCACCACCTTTTGTCAGGCAGTCAAAACGAACCTTTGCTTTTTCTCCGTTAAGTTCACCGAGAATTGACACTTCAGCATAAGCACCAGCAAGAAGGCTGCTGTAATAGCTGTTTGCGTGGATTACAGCACGCATTTGCTGAATAGCGTCATAATCATTTCCTTCTAACAGAATGCGACCATTGGCGTTAATTTCAGCAATAAGCCGTTCTTCGTCATAAATCTTCACTGGCTCGCCAGTTGCACGAATGATTTTGATTACATCAGCTTTCGACTTACCTGAAAGCCCCTTGATGCCACGCTCTTTCGCCCATGAGTTCATGTCACTAACTGTAACAAGCAAGTCTTCACCAAAATCTTCTTTGGTTGGCATGCGAGCATATTCAGCATCGAAGCGCTCAGGTTCAAGCAACGCGGTATGGCTGCCAGTTCCGAAGACAAGAGCTTTTGACTGCTCATCTTCTTCGTCTTTGTAGCGCCATGCTGCTGGGCATCTGTCATATATGTTCCACAGGCCAGAACCATTAATGTGCTCTGTGTCAGAGTGGTATTGCTCATTAGTTAATTCATTATTGAAATATACTTTCATTTAATCACCACTGTATTCATATAACGCTTCGACAATTTTTATTGCATCATCAAGCAATGAATAACCATCGCTGACAACATAACCACCATCATCAAGTTCGTTTAACTTAACAAGAAGATTGCGTAGCATTTCGCGTTGCCACTCATCATCAAAACTATCAGGAATATCAATATCCATCTTCATCACCTCACTTGTCATTGTGTAATTGAATCTACATCAACCCATATCAAAAGGCAAGCCAAAATACGTCAACACTGCAATCTTTATCTGGGCGAGTCCACACGCCACAGCAGAGAACGCGCCAGCGCTGGCGCTATCGTTGAGAAACGGTATCTGTCCTGGTTGCCATTTGCTAAGCGTTGAATCGTGGCGCTTCAACTCTATCGTCGCTTTATGCCAATCACCACCAGGAGTCAGGATTATCACATCAGACACCCCTGACCTGACACCTTTCCTTGCGCGCGATGCCAGATGCTGCACTGAGTTGCTTTTAGTCTCCTGAGATGGATGGAACCACAGCACATCAGGAAACCGATAATCCATCCACCACTTGAACGCTATCAAGTCTGAATCCTCATGCGGACACTCGCCACGGTAACCATCATCAAAAATTAATACCTTGTCACTCAGCTCATGCTGCTTGAATCGCTTTTTCACTATTCTCTCCTGTAAAATCTTTTCTGTGGATTATGTCTCGGCCTTTATCGTTAATACGATGTGTGATGCGTTTTGGTGCTTTAATCAACCCAGCATACATCATGAACTGCTTGGCGTTCTGGCATTTCAGGATTTTCCCCGCCATTGACTTATCATCAAGGTGAGGAAAGATAGCCTTCGCCTTGAACATGTTTTTCATGTGAGTTGCGCCGCCGTATGGATAGAAAACCTCATTAGCCCATCCTTCCTTTCCATCACAACGATTAATCCAGTAGCGATACAAAATACCTTCTCCATCCTTCGTTAACTGGACTTTGAAATCCATAACATCAGCCCACTCATTATCCGTATACGCACGCTCATTCAGTGCCGCATTCGGGTCGCGCAAAACGTGATCGCAATGTCGGCAATAACGAGCAGTCGGGTCGTTTTTAGTGCCGCAACCATCATCAAAAATCCTGATGCCGTGCTTGTCAAAACCGCAACGGATATAACTGAAAAACTCTTCGCAACGACCATCTGGCGACAATGCATCTTTGCCAATGCAGCGGCGCGCATATGGGCTGTTCATTGTTCCGCATTTCGGGCACGGAACTTGTTCACCACTGCGTTTTGAGCGTTGCGCTTCAGCTTCTTCAAGAATCGGGTCTTCATATAGCTGACCAAGCTCAAACATCGTTCCTGAGAAATCCAGAACCAGATGATCTTCTTTATGATACCCGGCATCAATTTGCTCTTTCTTCAGCAGGCGCATTCCGCGACCAAGAAGCTGGACAAGGAGAGTTAGCGACATTATTTTTCGCAATATTACAGACGTATCCCATAGCGGTATGTTTACGCCGGTCGTCAGGCAACCAATTTGGAAAACATATTTAATCTTGCCAGTGTATGCGTCTTTTAATGCCTTGCGTCTGGCTTTCATGCCCATATCCTCGGTGACGATAGCATAACTTCCTTCGGGTAAATATTTAGCCGCTTCCTGACAGTGTTTTTTACCAGCGCATGTAATAAGCACTCCGTTCCTGTTTTTAGTCAACTCCATAACCTTGAGCATGATTTTCTGCGTTAGTGTTCCTTGCTCAAGAATTTCTTTCTGCATCTGCTTGAGCTGCTCGGCAGTAAAATCCTGCGTGCCGTCAACATCTGAACCATGGAAGTTATGCAAGTCATATTTCAAATCATCAACATCATGAAGACCAAAGATTGTTGGCACAACAAAACCGCGATCTACCATGTACTTTGTATCAATGTTTATTATTTCATTTTTCCAGTACGCACCTTTCATTGATTCAGTACCACGGAATGGGCTACCGGTGAATCCAATTGTTATCATTTCATGCCCATATCTTGCCTTGCAGCGCCTGTTAAGTTCAGTAAGTATTACGCCATATTGTGTTGTTGGATTATCACTAATAATATCCTGCCATGGAGCTTGGTGGGACTCATCGATCAGGCAAAATCTTGGGGTAAAATCACTCAATCCACCTTTCTTGACGTCACCATTTGATTCATCTTTTTTATCAAAAAGTGCGTTAGCGATTGATCCTTCAGTACCGCATATAATAGGGTATGCTGTACTTTTCCTGCCAAGAGATGCGCTATAAAGAGAGTTTTTTACACCACACTCCCACATCATTTCAGCATTCTGCTCAGCTATCTCGCCCTGCCTTGAGATTACAAGGCCATCCCACCCCATATCCTGAAATCTACTGCAAAGCATTGAAATCATCACGGTCTTTCCTGATGAAACAGACGCTGTAACATAGCTTGGTTCAGGTTTCTTGCCAAAATTACGAATAACCTCAGCGCACTTTGCGTAAACAAGCCATTGGTAATCATACGGCTCTATGGAACCTATTTTTATTGATTGCTTTAATCTATCTATATCAATCTCTGAAATCATTTTGTCTATTTTGTGCATTTCATCACCTATGGCATGTCAGGCCAATAAGAGTTGCTTTTAGATCTGTTCTCACTTGGTGCAAGTAATTGCAAGTTATGCCAGCAGTGAAGACCACAAACCAATTTGCTATTTATTGGCACTATGTGATCAACCTGCATACCAAGAACGCCAGCCATCTCATAAACCTTTTCAATTAAAACCCTTTCATGTTCAAACCATGATGGTATCGCCCGTCTTTTAAGATACTTATATTTACGCTGATGATATCTAACAACACCCTTGTTTTTCTGTCTCCACTGCTTTGACTTCTCGCTATGCTTTTCCTTGTTTTTATCGTAATAACGTTTTGATTTTTCATTTATCTCTGCCTTTTTTAATTTATAAATATTTTTCCTGAACTCAGCCTGACATTTTTTGCAATCAGGACGTAGTCCATCAAGAGATGATTTATTTTTATTAAAGTTTTCTTCGTTCGCCTCAAGAACAGATTTACACTTAGAGCAAATCTTCAATCCATTACCAAGGTATCTTGCTCTCTTCCCTTTATTACCAGAGCACTTCTTGCATATGGAACTAAAGCCAAGTTTCATACTTTTATCTGCATAAAAGTATTCGCTTGTAGCTGGAAGAACGGACCTGCATTTTGAGCACATTTTCTCATTTAAAACTTCAGTTGAAATCCTGAGGTTGCATATCCTGTTGTCAGCGCGATTTTTGTTTATGTGCTCAATTTTCGCATTCCCAATATTATCTCCATTAACATAAATCCATGCGAGTCTTTGCGCCCAATATTGATTGCCATCTATGCTAATTCTCAGATAACCACTAACATCAAGACAGCCAGCAATATCTCCTACTTTAACACGAGAACCTGTCTTTATCTTACGCGTGAATATCCAAGTATCTGGGTTGTAATCAAGAACCTCCCTTAGCCTCTCCTGTGAAATGTGTGACTTTCTTTTGGTTCCTGCATTTTTTAACCCTGCACTTTCCTGAGCAACATTTTGCTTTTGCAGTTCCGATAAACTCATTTCCGCAAACCTCGCACTTCTTGACGGTGATAGCCATTTCTTATCCTCTATTGTAACGATTAATTGTTTCATTGCAAGTAACGATTGATTGTTTCATACGAGTAAATTACAATGAATCCACATCATCGTCAACAGGAAGATTTTATGAGATACGACTGGAAGGACATTGAACCAAAAATGCTCGGCAACTGGCAGGCCGCCATCATGTCTATCGTCAATGTGGATAGCAGGGTTTTCAATGGCAAGCACCAGCCATGCCCAAGCTGTGGCGGAACAGACAGGTATCGCTTTGATGACAACTTCGAAACAAAAGGAGACGGTGGAGCAATATGTAATCAGTGCGGTTCCGGCAGCGGCATGAACTGGCTGATGAAACTCTCCGGAATGAGCTTTCCTGAAGCGCTGGAGGCACTGGGTGGATTCCTGAATATGCACCCGCGCGAAAAACTGGAGGCAATCAGGAAGGAGCTACCGAAGATAAATTACAACGATGACTTCATCACTGATCAGGAAGTCGCCGCAATAATGGCTAAAACGACGCGTGTCGCGATGAATGAATGGGCGTTGATAAATGGTATTGGTTGCGAAGTTAATGTCGCCAGAGGTAAATCTGGAGAGCTTATTGCGGTTGAGATGATGCGCGCTGACGCAATGAAGCCGTGCAACGTGGCATTCATTGGTGTGGATGGAGATTCATTCAGAACGTTTTTCCGCGCAGGATACAACAAAGACTCAGCCATCAATGGAAAACTCACGCGCGGCGCGATAAGCACAATCGGTGAAGATAACGGGAAGTTCATTTATCTGGTATCTGATTATGCCGACGCGTGGAAGTGCCATTACTTCACTGGTGCTCATGTATGGTGCTGCTGGTCGCCGGAAAACATGTGGGAGGTTGTGCGCTCGGTTAGCGATGGGACGAAGGCGAGATTGCGCTGCATAGTTAATTATAAATTTGACGAACTTTGCGCAGCAGAAAATGCAGGGCTTCCGGTGATGCTACCCGATGATGCTGACACTATCAGGATGGCAAAGAGAATCAGAAGAAAGATTTATGACGCTGGCGAGTTGATAGAAAAAATGTCAGTAAGCAGATAAAAGAAACCCTCATATGGAGGGTTTTTTGTTATTCCTTGAACTCTGGCGCTTCAGTCCAGAAGGCTACATTTCGCAGAGACTTACCCGTGTGATTGCACCAGTATATTCCTGAGTCATCATACTTGGCAGTAACCTTGACGCGATCAGCATCAATAATAACAACCTCCTGTCCATATTTAGGGTCGAAAAGGCGCGCATCCTTCCAGTCAGCAATCTCATTAAGGGAAAGAAGAACATATCCGGGAAGATAAGCGCCGACATCAGCAATGTGAACTATGGTTCTCTCCGTTCTCTCTCCAGTGTAGTCTCCATTCCACTCATAAAGAATAATCGTGTCTCCAACCTTAAAATCACGATCGTTCTTTCTTAGTTCCGCCTTCTTGTGTCCGGTAACTACAGGCCAGAAGTGTTCAGGTAAGATTTTTAGTTCGTGTGTTTTGCTCATTTCAAACATCCTCATAATACCAATATGCAACGCGAATTATTTCAACCAAACCATTCAACATCATACCAATCATCTTCTGGACTCATTTCAACCTCGGATTTATGTGAACAGTATTTCCGATAAATACGCAGTAACCATCCTCTTCAAGTGATGGCAATACACTTGATCTTAGTCGGTCATAAATTTTAGGTATCCCTTTGAATGGCCTAACATTTTTAAGTGAATCATAAAGCCACTTCACCGTTACGCTTGTTTTTCCTTTCTGAGCGGCAGAGCGTAGCTTTTCGGCAACAACATCAAACTCAGATCGTTCACCAGCATACCCATTTGATTCCACAGCGTCAGTGAACGTTTTTGTCAGTGCGTCATAAACGCTGATAGCGCGACTAATTTCATTTTCACCGATAATCTTTGAACGCTTTCCTCCATCGCACCAGTTTTCAGCAGCGTGAAATATTGCTGCCAGACGGATTATTTGCTTATCAGCTTTACCCATCGCGCCACGAAGAAGAACGTGGTCCCACTTACCGCCGGGAAGGAAGTTTTTCTCCCACTGATTTCGTAACAGGCCGATCATTCTTGCTGAGTCATTGTGAAGTGTCAGTTTTGTTTTTTCTGCTGACACAACGTTATGTATAAATCTTGCATATTCCGACCTCAAGCTGTCTGGCATTGGCTTGCTTACAGGGCAATCATTAACCATGTCCCAGTGTTCGCGATAGCCAAGCATTGATTGCTCTCGCAACATCAGGAAACGTTCAGAAAGCCCGTTACCCCTGTCGCCAGCAGCAAGAATGGCATCAATACTTTCATCCTGAGCAATCACGCTTATGTTTCCAAGCACGTAACCAGATGAAACGCCACGACCAACACGAGCAGAACCAATGAATCCTCCATCCCAGCCCTTCAGGATGACTTCGGCGTTTGCCTTTCCACCTTCTTTTCCGTAAGAAAGGCCAAGGCAGGTGTTAAGAACGCTGGCCTCGTCACTTATCAGATTAAAAAAACCACCTTCATGAATGGCTTGATGCTGAACAGCCTCCGGCGTTGCGTCCGTCAGTGGATATGTGATCGTATAAAGCTCCTCCAGCTTCTCCTTTTCGCGAGCAATATCGTCTCCGATTAGTGCCTTTGCATTCTGGTTGCTGGCCTCCTTGTATGCCTTCATCAACTCTTCAATGCGAAGATTTATTTTTATGATCTGCTTTTCCATCTTTTTGGAAAGGTTGTCATACTCAATCTTCACCGGATTCATGTGCATTGAGTTGATAGCGGTTTTCCCTGCTGATGGAGGCTGAGAAGTAACCACGTAAAGAGAAACTGGAAGTTCTGAATGGTAATACTCAACGCTAAAGTTTCTCGTCATTGCGCTGGCAACGCACCCAAGTAAATGCATGAACGATGTATTTATTGGGAACTGAACGGCACGAGCTGCAGCGATTGCATAACGAGACAGCAAATCAGTCCTGTGCTCACTGGTCAGTTCTGTTTCTGAGTACGTTACATCACGCTCCTTACCTTCCTTGATGTCCAGCCACATATTTGAGCTTGGTGTCATGCCATGATGGAAGGCGACGCGAGCCGGAGATACTTTTAACTCCCTTGCTTCGTTGAAGATGTCTTGAGCTGTAATCATTTATACCTCGTACTCTGTTTCAAATTTCTCATGAGGATTCTCTGATAACCATTCCTTGGCTCTCAAAACTGCAGCGTTTGCTTCCTCTGCCGTTTCAAACATACCAAGCTCATATCTTTTCTTGAGTACCATCACTCTCGCTCTGAATTTTTTCGATGCCTTGTGGTAATCAACACCGTAGTATCCAGTGGTTGATTTTGATGATGCAACCCACCCTGCACCACGACCATGTTTGTTTAATTTGCGCTTTAATAATACACCGTGATTGCTCATTTCCGCTCCCCAATCAACTATTTCCCCAAAATACTACCACCTACTCCCCAGCATTGCAACACAACAAAAGCGTCAAAAGGGGTAAATTGGGTTAACGTGGGGCAACCAACCTGCCCCACGAAGTTTTACTCTAAGTATATGTAATATAATATAATTATTATTATTTGGGTTAATGGGTAATATTATTATTCATATTATAGATAAAAATTAACATAATATTAACAAATGGATTATTTGAATATGTTTATAAGGGGATGGGTATGAAATCTGCCCCTTTTTACCCACGAAAAATAAAAACATTCAAATCAATGATTTACGATGAAAAGCGTGGGGCAACCGACCTGCCCCACGACCTGCCCCACGGGCAAAAATTTACCCCACGAGCACGTTTTTAACGCATTACTGTTGACGTAGAATCATCGTTGATGTAGATTGAACTCATCGAAACAAACGAGGGTGAAGAGATGAAAGAAGAAAGCACGCACAACATCGACCAGATGAAGTTATTCAGCGATATATGCATGGCATTGTCACAACAGGTTACAAGCCTGCCTGCTGATATGCGCTCAAATGCAATCATTGATGCGGCAAACATGATTTGCGAGGCATATGCGATGACTGAAAATGAATATAAGGCTTCGAAGAAATGACAGGCGCAACATTAGAACTTATCTCCAGTCTGGTTATCGTGGCATTCATCATTATCGCAGTGGCAGTTTCTAAATCAGGGTATAAGGAGTAACAAAATGAGAAACTTGCATAACGAACACATCATGCAGTGGTATCGTTGTCGCATTAAGGCAATCATTAACTCTTGTGAGGTTTAACAAATGGCAAAGACCATCTATCGCCGCGAGAAGCTGGAGTCGGAACTCGGTCGCGTTGGCGCGCAGAACTTTATGAGCAAGCAGGCACGCAATGCAATGGAATCTATCCGCGTAAATCGCGTTGTGCGCGTGTTTAATGGTGAAGGTAAGCGTAGAGTAATGGATGAGCTGATTATCGTATTCTGAACTCGATTCAGCGCTCTTATTTCTAATGGTGATGATATGGCAAAAGTAAAAACATACGAGTTCTGGTTTGTGCAGAACAAAATGTATGCCACCAAGACAATCAGGCGAGTCAGCTGGTGGAATAAGTGGTTAATCCTGTCAGGCTGCATTGTGCTGACAAAATGCAAATTCAAAGCGATTGACATCACCGATGAAGATGCGCTCAAAATCGCAAAGATTGAGTTTGAAGAAGATTGTTATTACGAAGAAATTATGGGGGTTAGGGTATGAGTGAAGTTAAGCGTTATGACCTTGTTGGCGATATGGATGGTAATTGCAATCTTAACGAGGCCAGAATGGAATTGTCGGCTGATGGTGTTTATGTAAAGCACCGTGACTATGAGGCACTGCAAGCAAAGTGCGCGGCGCTGGCAGCGGAGAATGCGGCATTTAAGGATATAAACCAATGGTGTAAAACGGATGCGTTCAGCAACATGTATCGTGATTTTAAAAAAGCCGAAGCTGTTGGTTGTTGCAACATTGACTGCATGCATGACGCAATGGTTGTCGCAATCATGCATGCACCTGAAGCGCCATCCACCGATGCTTTCATGGCTGAAGTTCGAGCACAGGTGGTGGAGATGTTTGCTGACCATCTGTTGTGCCCAGACCTTGATGACACTATCCGTGACTTTGCTGAACAGCTTCGTAAAGGAGGCGAGCAAAAATGACAATCACAAAACAACGAGTGGAAGAAATCATATCCCGCATTGAAATGTATGGGCATGGTGCAGTATATACCGCTGAAGAGGTTTATGACCTTGCTGTACTGGCGCTGAACTTATCAAATATCGCAAAACTCAAGCGATATGAGCTTGATATGGGTGGCTGTGACTCATGCGGCCAGGATTGTGGTGCCGATATGACTGAAGACCCTGAAGGCGAATTTGTCATGTTTGACGATGTGGTCAGTATGGTTCAGCTTGATACTACCAACCAGCAATTAGAAAGCCTAAGCAACCACAAGCATCACTTCATCAACGGCACTTGCGTAGAGTGCCTGAAAAGTGAATAGCTACCCGTTCATATTAATTATCAGTGCGCTATATGTGGCGCACGCTTTACTGGAGATATTAAGATGACCAGATACCAACGACGCCGATACACCACTGGCGCTAAAATATTCCTTGCTGTTTATGTTCTGGCACTGGTAGCAGCTATTGCAGGAGTTGTGCATTATGTTTGATGACATCAACGCTGCAATGGAATTCATGTGGAAGCGCTACTGGGACTGTATGATGACGTGTCATTACATGATGGTGCAGCTCGACAATCGAATTGAGGTTGTGCCGGATAATGGCGTGCATGACATCAAGTGCATGTGTTCTACGAGGGATTATGCTAATGCAAACAACTAAACAAAAAGTCTGGAATCTCGCAAAGCAGCACGAATTAGACGACTTCATAGCGAAGGTCGCCAAAACATTTCCTGATGCGCTTGAAGTTGTTCATGTGCAGACGCGAACAGAAAACGCATGGTGCTATGCTGGCAGGCGTGATAACGATGGTGTACAATAAACACATAACCACCATTGCTTTCACTCATATCATCACCCAACCTTTAACCCGCCTTGTGCGGGTTCTTTTTTATCTGTGTTAAACTAACGATATCGAAATACGAAAAGACGAAAACAGAATGGCTAATCCAAACCCTGTCATGAAATTTTCCTCTGAATACCAGCCTGCTGGTAGAGGATTAAGCTACAGAAACAGGCTTATTGAAGCATTAAAGCGCTGCGGGCTTGGAGAAGAGGAGTTCCTTGACGCATTCATCAGAACCTCAATCAAGATGACTGAGGAAAACCAGACTCAAGGCGTACAAATGCTGAAGGAAATATTCCTGCGCATCAGCCCAGTGCAAAAAAGCATGGCACCTCCGGTTAATTTTAAATACCGCAAAGATGCTACTCCAGTTGAGCAGATAGAGGACGTCATTCAATCTGTCTCCAGTGGTGAGCTTCCAATTGACGTGGCGTCTCAGGTTGTATCTATGATTAAGGTTGGCCTTGACGTGAAAGAATTAACCGAACTCGCCGCTCGCCTTGAGCGACTGGAAAAATTACTGGAGCAGCGGAATGCGTGATGTTGTTACGTGGTGCTTTGTGGTATCTATCGCTATGAGCATGATTAGCGTCATTATGCCATCTGGAGATTTTGCTGGTAACATATTCGCATTTATGTTCTGGGTATCTGGATGCGTTATCGCTTGGGGTCGGATTCACTATGGCTCGTAAACGCCTCTCCGCGCTGGCAATCGAAAAGCTGGAGGCGCAGATTGATGATGCAATGACAGATGTCGCTGAGTCTGCCACCTTTGGTATCTGCGACATGCAGAAGAACGTCATTAAGCGGTTAAGGATGACTGCTACTGGCGTTGATGATGTGACCAATGCAACCACTCATGCCGACCACCTGATTCCAGCAAAACTGGAGCGCCTGCTTTATCCGAAGCGTTTTAAGTTTGTCTACGGTGGGCGTGGGTCAGGGAAGACGAGAACGATTATCACTATCCTTACTGAGCGAGCAAGGTTTCGACCTGACCGCTTTGCCTGCTTTCGTGAGATTCAGCAATCCATTGAAGACTCAAGTTATCAGGAATTGTGCGACGAAATAGCGCGCAAGGGTGAATCGGCAGAGTTTCGCGTTATCAACAACGAGATAACGCACAAGAAGACAAAAGCGAAGTTTCGCTTCAAGGGGCTGTATCGCAATCAGACAACCGTTAAGGGGTTTGCTGGCATTACCGTCGGTTGGGTAGAGGAAGCGGAGAACGTCAGCCAGACGAGCTGGGATATTCTGGTTCCCACCATCCGCGCCGCTAATTCCGAGTTGTGGTGCTCATTCAACCCCAATAAGGAAACAGACCCAACATGGAAAAACTGGATTGCCCCATATCACTCACAGATGGTTGATGGCATATTCGAAAACGATGAAATTCTGATTATCGAATGTAACTATTCAGACAACCCGTGGTTCTGGGACACTCCACTGCCGTCCGCTATGGAGCAAATAAAGCGAACTGATTACGACCGTTATCGCTGGATTTGGATGGGAGCATTCAACAAGCGCAGCGACGAGCAGGTCTTTGGCGGTAAGTGGCACATTGATAACTTTGAGGTTAAGTCTGAATGGCATGGGCCATACTTCGGGATGGACTTCGGGTTTTCCACAGATCCTACCGCAATGGTAGAGGTTTACATCGAAGAGTTACCAGGTGGGCGGCGCAACATTTATATTAATCGCGAATACGGAAAGGTCGGGCTTGAGATTACCGATACGCCAGCCGCAATGGAGCAATCATTCCCTATGGCTAAACGTGCGCGATGGTATGCCGACTGTGCTCGTCCTGAAACCATCAGCCACATCAAGCGTTCTGGCTTCGATATTCACCCGTGCACGAAATGGCCAGGTAGCGTTGAGGATGGCGTAACGTGGTTGCGCGGCTGCGACAGCATCATCATCCATGAGCGATGCAAGGAAATGCAGAATGAGGCGGCAATGTACAGCTACAAGGTTGATAAGCTGACAGGGAATGTGCTGACTGATATTGTCGATGCATATAACCATTACTGGGATGCTGTTCGCTACGCACTCAATGACCACATCGTACAGCGCGGCAGTGGAATGCTAATACGGCGCAGGCGATAAATCTGCATCACCACACTTGACCAATCTACACCGAGCGCATAGTATAATCTACATCAGGCTTATCGGAGATGTCACTATGCGCAGCTATGCAGGATTCACACAGGAGGAAAAAGAGCAGGTTTATTCGCTGGCAAGGGCTGGCGTGCCTGACGAGGTGATTTGCCGTCGGTATGATATCGACGAGGATTTCCTGCTGCGCGTTATTGATGATGTCTTCGTTAACCTGCAAGAGAAGCGCGGATATAAAGGCATCTGCTGCAAGAATGATTTTTTGAGAGGGTGATGTTATGAGTATTGAACTATTTAAAAAAAGGTCAGATTATACCAAAGCGCATCGGTGGATTACATGTTCATCGTAAAGCCCGTCACAGATTGGTATTTGGCTGTGATGTGCTAATTGATGGCAGTAATTGGATTGCCGTGCCAAAGACTGGTGAATCAATGGTTATTGCTAAGAAGTTGGGTATTCGCAGAAATAACGGAACTTATCAAAGTGTAGAAGCTGCATTTAAAGACATCCACTTTAATGCCAACAAGATTGACTATGTTGTCAAAACTTGCCGGTGATGAAATTAACTGGTGGTGAGTTAATCATGTTCAGAAATAAACTAAAGAAAATAATCCGCGACACTGCGGATAAGAAATACACCAAAAAGATTGATATATCATTCATTGACGGCACTGGCCTGTACAATCACGCCTGTCACCTGAATGCGGTAAACCGGGCGAGAGATGGAAGTTCGTGCGCAGTGGTAGAGGTTGTGGTGATTGATGATAAGTCGGTGATTGCGCATTACATCAACATGCAATGTGACGGCACGTACATCGACTACACGCTTGGCTGGCACTGGTCTGGTGCTGATTACCGATTTGTGCGCTACGTTCCATTTACCGAATGGGCTGATATTGCGGGCGCGCTAAACAGGCTTAAATCAGAACTGTGCAGGCCGGTAGCGAAATGGCAGAAGTTTTTAATGGTAACTGATGGTGAACTTTGTTGAGGTGATGTGATGATTATTGATGAAACGAAAAATTGCTATGAACTGCAAGTTAGTCATAGCTTTAGTGATTACCCTATCATGATGCTTACTTCATTCCGTGAAGGTGATGATGTTAACTCTATCGGCATTGACAAACACCAAGCCGCGCAGCTAATAGAAGTGCTGCAACGCTGGGTTGATGGCGAGGAGATTGAGTAATGAGCATTTACTTTATTCACGCTGAAGTTCTTGATGGCGATAAGGTTGTAACGAAGGCTTGCGCCATTGCGTGCTTCGACAATGCTAATGATGCCTTCGATTGGTTTATGGATAGCCAAGAGGTTGCAAAATATAAGAATAAAGGGCGCGATGTGGTAATAGATAAACTGGAAAAGGTGGAATGATGGCAGCCACAATTCTTGCTCTTGTCGTTACAGTGTTCTTTGTTTATATCCTGATAAGAAATAAGTTTGTCTATATTGAGCGCGGCAGATTTATAAACTACTTTTATGAGGAAGACCCAGAAGGGTATGCAGCAGGAAAGCGATTCCATAAGGCGTTACCAAGTTACGACGAGATGCTGTGGAGATTCTGGGTATGGCGTTTATCAAAATTCTATCCAGCGTACAGAAATCGCAACAAGTGACCATGATATAATCCCCTTAATTGGGGATTTTTTATTGGTGACATATGTCCAAAATTGATGCATTAAACGCCTACATTCGCGACCGCGTGGCGAACAATAACCGGGCAATTCAGCAGCAACGGCTTTGCGCTGGCGGGAAGAATCTCGACCAGAAGCACGATCGCCTCTGGACGGAATGCGGATACCCACAGGAAATCACTGCCGAGATGTTCCGTTATGCCTATGAGCGACATCCAGCAGCCGCTGCTGGCATTAACCGAATTATTAATAAATGCTGGCAGAAATACCCTGAGGTGGTCGAAGATGGCGAGGATGATAAGAACTCAACGCCGTGGGAGCTGTCCATCAACGACATGATGAAGCGCGCATACCCATTCATCAAGGAAGCCGACAAGCGCAACGCCATCAACCGCTACTCTGCTGTCATCCTGCAAATCCGTGATGGCAAGCAATGGAGTGAGCCGGTAGACATCACCAAAACCCGCCGCATTAAAGATAAATCCATCGTTCGCTTTATTCCTGTATGGGAGGAGCAGCTCCGCGTCAGCGCATGGAATAACGATGAAACAAGTGAAGACTACGGCATGCCTGAGATGTACGAATATCAGGAAAGCGCCGTTGAGGACTTCGACAGCGATGGCAAGCCTGAACGTTCCGTGCAGATTCACCCTGACCGCATCATCATTCTGGCTGAGGGTAGTTTTGACGGCAGCATGTTCAGTGGCATTCCGATGCTGCGCGCTGGCTACAACAGCCTTATCGACATGGCTAAGGTTTCAGGCAGTTCTGCGGAAGGTTTCCTGAAGAATGCAAGCCGCCAACTGGCAGTTAACTACACGAAGGACAACGTAACGCCAGCAAGCCTCGCCCAGTCGATGGGTGTCGATATCGAAGAGCTAACTGACATCATGAATGAGAACATTGAGGCGCTAAACTCAGGCATCGACGCCGCTATGTTCACAATGGGAGCTGATGCAAAAGTTCTCGCTGTGACGCCAGCCGACCCGAAACCAACATGGGAAGTGGCTGCCAACCAGTTCGCTGCATCTATGGCGCTTCCGTTCACGGTCATTTTTGGGCAGCAGACCGGACGCCTTGCGAGCGATGAGGACAAGATGCAGGAGGCAATGACAGCCAAGCAGCGCCGAGAAACATGGGTTGATTATGTCATCTCAATGTTTGTTGAGCGCATGATTCAGTTCGGTATTGTCGATAAAGCACCGGCAAATGGTTACAAGGTTAAGTGGGATGACCTGCTGGCACCATCAGAACTGGATAAGGCGGAGTTGCTGGCTAAACTCGCCACTGCGAACAAGTCATTTTTTGATGCTGGTCAATCTGCGTTGCTGACTGTCGATGAGGCTCGCGGCATGGTTGGTATGGAGCCGATTAAACTTGACGAAAGCTATCGCGAAGACACTCCACCGGAAGATAAAAATGAAGATATTCCGGTTTAACGCAAGGCTGCCGCAACCGCGCATATCACAGAGCCTGACCGACCCGTTAGGCGCTGCAACCCGCCTGTCGAAGATGGACAAGGTGATAACGCGCAAGTACAAACAACTCAGGACTCGTGCGCTTGAGTTGTTTCGCACTATTCCGAGCAGTCAGGCTAATGCAGAATCAAGCGGTCTGTATTTCTACGATTTCAGCAGTGCACGTGCTGCTACTTTCATGGATGAGTTACAGGCGCTGATTGACGAGATTCTGCTTGAGGGTGATGACTTCGGTCACGGTAAAATGTGGGCTAACGTGTTCATTGGTGATGCGTATCAGGCCGGAACGCAGAAGGCAAACTCAGAACTATCAAGCCTGTCTCCGGTGTATACTGAACAGCGACCGATTGCTGCGATACTCTACAGTGAGCCATATCTGAATCGCCTGCAACTTGCGTATACACAAGGATTTTCAGACTGGCGAGGGTTGAGTGACTACTCCCGCCAGCAACTGGCATCCGTCATTATGGAAGGCATTGCACGTGGTGCTAATCCTCGTGATGTTGAGGCTGACATTGTTAAGCGCGTTGATGTTTCTCACAGTTACGCGAAACAGATAGCGCAGACAGAAATCACCGGAACGCTGCGGCAGGCTAACAGGCGAGAGGTCATTGAGGCGCGAGAGGAGTTGGGTATTGAGACGGTAATGCTGTGGCAGTCGGCATTGTTACCTGGCCGAACGAGATTTACTCACGCGGCGAGACATGGACGGTTTTACGCGCCAGAAGAGATTGACACGTTTTATAGCGAGAATGGCAATAAATATAATTGTCACTGCGCCCAGGTGCCAACGCTGCTAATGGATGGTAAGCCTGTGATTCTTGAGTCATCACAGGAAAGGCTCGATAAGCAGCGTGAAGCATGGCAATCGGCAAACAAAAAGCCCTCTAAGTGAGGGCTTTGTTTATCTGATCAGCATGCACAGAACAAATATTATTATCGCATAGCACAATATCTCTACGACGCTGAATATGGTTTTAATCATCCAGTTTCACACCGGGAATTTTGCCTGCTGCGATGGCGTCGTAAATGATTTCGTATTCGCTAAATAATTGGTACACTTCGCGCTGCGTCATTATCAACCTCACTTAATATATTCAACAATCTCGCATTCACGCATCTGCACCAGACCAAATGGCGCAACCACCTTACCGCACGGACGTATTTTGATTTGCTCAAGATTGAACACTCCGCAGCGTCCATTTTCTTTGAATTTGACCATTACCATGACTTTTATTCCTCACTATCTGGTTGATGTAGATACTATGTACCACCGCTCAATCTACGTCAATACCGTTGTGATAAAATCAATCATTATTTGAACAGGAGGCAGAATGAAACTATCGCAACGCGGCGTGGAGACGCTTGGAATCACCGATGCCGTGGATATATCGCCTTACATCACCACCGAGACAACGCAGAATCAGTTTGATGCACTAACAAGCCTTGCCGCCGACATCGGCATTGACACGTTCCGCAAGTCAACACTCCTGAAGAAACACAACCTCCGCTGCTTCTCATGTGCTGTTGCGTATTTCATCGTGTGGGGCGAAAAGACTGGCGACAAAGCAAAACGCAAGGCTGAAAAAGAGGTTTACTGGTATGGCTATTAGCAAAAACATGAAGGCGTTTCTGGATATGCTGGCGTACAGCGAGGGCACGGATAACGGGCGGCAGAAAACCAATAATCATGGCTATGATGTGATTGTTGGTGGCTCACTGTTTACCGACTATTCCGACCACCCGCGCAAACTGATTAGCCTGCCTAAGCTGGGCATCAAATCCACCGCCGCCGGGCGATATCAGGTGCTGGCTAAGTTTTATGATGCGTACAAAAAGCAGTTGCGTTTGCCGGACTTCTCCCCAACATCGCAGGACGCTATTGCAATGCAGCTAATCCGTGAATGCAAGGCCACCGCCGATATTGAAGCTGGTCGCATTGCTGATGCTATTCATAAATGCCGCTCCCGCTGGGCTTCATTGCCGGGTGCTGGTTATGGTCAGCACGAACAGAAACTGGATAAGCTGATTCAGGTATATAAAGAGGCTGGCGGAGCTGTGGCATGAAAAAGCTAAGCAACTGGCTGCTCGGCGCGTGGATTTCATTCTGCTCGCTGTTGCAGCTATGGCCTGATGCAATGATGCATGTGTGGGTAATGATGCCGGACGACCTGAAAGCAGCGCTGCCGCCAATCGTGGTTAAAGGTGTGAGCTACTCAATCATGCTGATTGGTATTCTTGGCAAAATGCACGGCATGAGGAAGGAAAACCGGAGACTGCGCAATGATGTCGATTCTCGCTAAATACTGGCGACCACTGGCAATTATTATAATTGTTGTTATCTGTGCGCTATGGGTTGGCAATGAAGTATCCAGCTACGGCGACCAGCGATACGCAGAAGGCAAGGCTCAAGCAATCGCAGACCAGAAGGCCGCAGACGAACAAGAGGAGCAACGACGTAATGCAGAACTGCAAAAGATTCAGGCCGACGCACAGCAAAGGATTGACGCTGCGCGCAATGATGCTGTTAACGCTACTGCTAAGTCTGGCAGGTTGCAGCAACAGCTCGCAAATATCCGCAAGCAGCTCGTCGGATATTCCACCGCTGAGTCCATTGGCAATCCAGCCGCAGAAACCGGAGTTTTGCTCTCCCAACTGCTCTCAGAATCTGTCGAAAGAAATCGACAGCTGGCAGATTATGCTGACAGGGCAAGAGAGGCAGGATTAGCGTGCGAGGCGCAGTATAATTCGTTACGCAATAAAAAACCCCTCAACTGAGGGGTTTTGCTTGCCAGTCAGCGACTGCGAATCGCTGATTGCTGTCCGAAAACATGTACCGAAGCTAACGTTGTCGTTACTTATAGCAAAGTAATAGTAGCAGCAACCTTCCATTGCGTCAACTCCACGAGCAATAAAAAAAGCCCCATAATGGGGCTTGTGTTTAACTGGTGTGCCCAGAATCTTCTCTCTGCTTCCACATCTGCTTCAGCTGAAAATAAACATACGCCTCATCACCATCTTTCGCATTGCGCTCCATTTTCTCACACCATGCCGATGGTTTTGATGGCTCACTCTGCTGGCAGTGTTGTTGGTTCATCAACAGATTCCTCGGTCGCTGCTTCAACGATGCGCACCAGTGAGCACTCAAGATTCGGTGCGTTGTAATTACCAGCCAGAAACAGAACACTGCCTGTGCTGATTAATACCTGTTTTGCGCTTGCCTGTGACAGATTCTGCGCGATGAATTGCGCCGTTTCCGTGCCGATTTTCAGCACTGCGCTGCCGTCACTGTTCAGTGATACCAGTTGTGCGGATGTGTCAGCAATGTTGGTATAGTTCGCGTTTCGTTGCGCGATGGTAATATCGCAGAATGCCATTATTTATTCTCCAGTTCTTTTGCGCGAATTGCGCTATCAATGATGTCTTGCAAATCCTGTTCGCGTGATTTGTGTCCGCGATCGCCAGCCTGCAACGCCTTCTTGATCAAGTGCTGCAACGCTGGGTTGGTGACATTCCACGCCATGAGCACATCGTACACGTCAACAAAAATACCAGGTTTAATCTCGTGCAGGTATTTGTTATCAGCTTCCGGCGCGCCAATGCAATCGTTGAGGTCTTTCTCGTCGGTAATTGGCTCGCGGTATGCAATAACAATATCCCCGCAACCCTCAATCACTTCAATGCGACCAGCATAATATTTGCTTAGATAGAAAATCTCACCAGTCCTTCCTGACTTAACTACAAGATAAGCCGCGTCATGGCCAGCAAAATCATCCTCACAACCCTTCCGATATTCCCACTTTTTCATTTCTCTCTCCACTTAATCATCTCGCGTCGCGGCATAGTGACGCGGTTGTATTCATCAACATTAAAATTGGCCCGAATCAAATCGTACATGTCATTTTTAGGCATATCAGCCAGCGCCACATAGCAACGGGCAAAGTAGCGAACATCACGGAGTGTCAGCGGCTGCCGCTTCTCCACAATGCTGGTGATAATGTCCATCGGCTCGCGTCGTGGTCTTGGCATATTTACTACTCCTTTTCGAAATTTATTATTGACGAATCTACGTCACTTAGTCAATACTGTTGGTGTAGAATGATTCTACCACAACGGAAAAGGTGATGTGGAAATGCGATACAAAGAAATAGCAGCGAGATATCAGAAAGAAGTTCGCGAGGTTATGGAAATCCTTAACGTTCGCGAAGATACCATTAAGTTTGTGGAAACTGCCATGTGTTCACTGGCGCTTGAGGCGGAGGTTGCAGGCCGTGAAAAGGCTGACGAACTTATATCTGCGGTGGTTTATAGTTCAACCAGTAACGGTTGAAGATGAAGGTTATCTGTGCGTTGAGCACGTTGTTATTAAATTCTACGGGAGAAATTATAGATGGCGCATGACGAGTTGTACGAAGAATCGTTAATCCAGCGACTGAATGAAGTTGAGCGAACTCGAGAATGGCTGGAGTGCGAATTGCGATAGGTGCGCAACCGTCTGCAACGTAAGCGCAGTCAACAGAAGGATGTTATCGACTGGTCTGGTGATACGCCTAAATTTAACAACATTGGAGAATGGTTGAAATGAGAAAGTTCAGCACGTTAGTTGACTTGATTTTCGCTGACATCAGCGAGTCCAACGCCAGAAACAAGAAGTCAAAAAATCAGCGGCAGGATATTACGTTTCGCACACTGCTTAAAAAATCAATGCGCAGCAAAAAGGAATGGAGATACAGGCGCGACCGAGTGCTGATAAGACTGTGCAAGTTAAACATGAATAAGATACTTAAGGATATGACAAAATGAGCGCACCACATATGCCGATGATGAATGACGATGGGTTGCTGGAGTGTGATAATTGCGGCAGCCACGAAGTTAAATTATATAACGATGATGGTATGTATTTCGCCATGTGTGAGTGCGGATGCTCAAGTGATGTCCACGTAACGAAGTTGGCTGCGGCCACCCAATGGAACACAAGAGGTGGACACCTCTACGCCGCTGATGACTTCAATCAGGCGGCAGAGGAGCGTGATTATGGACTATAAATCACAAATCATGCGCGTGATTGTCAATCACCCTGGCGCAACGCGAGCATACATTGAAAAGCATTGCGGCGGAAAGCATTCAAGCACCACAACACATCGCCTACATGAGATGCTGGCACTTGGATTCATTCGGCGCGAGAAGTCAGTGATTCGTGGCGGCAAATGGCAGTATAAATATTTCATCTCTGATGATGCAGCCGGTATTGATGATGCGATTAAGTGCCATTTGCTTGATAACTCTGGTGCAGAAGTGAAAGAAATCAGCGCCGCCACTGGCATTGATTATCGCATCGTGAAAAGCCGCATTCGCATCATGTTTCATAACGGAGATGTAACGCGAAGCTATGACCATCATAAGAAGCTGTGGCGTTACTCATGGCAGGAGCATGAGGTTAACGTCGGCAATCTGTTTAATTCACTTCTTCGCAATGCAAGGGGTCGTCATGGGAAAAGCCAAGCGCAAGAAGCAAGAGTATGAGCCGCTGCCGCCATGCGAAATGTCAGGAATGCCGCAGCATGAGGATGTAATCCTCACCGAGGCGGAGTGGCGAAAAGTGGCAAGGGTGCAAATCATGTTCCGCAAACTTGCTGAGGATGTACTAAATGAGATGGGCTATTAAGCATAAATCAGGAAGAACTCTGTTTGTGACATCAGATGAGTTTATTGCCAATAACCGTAAAAAGATGGGGTGGACAGTGGAGGAAATTGAATGTGACCACGAGTGGGTTAGTAGCGGTGGATGGCCTTACATTCATTATACTTGCATGTGGTGTGACGAGTATGGATGGTCTGTAAATCTAGAAGGCGATGATGAGGACTTAGAGAATGACGAGTAGAGAGAAGTTTGAAGAATGGGTTAAGGAAGAAACAGGATTTGATTTGTGGCGCACGGAATATCCAATGACTGAATGGGATAACCAGCAGTACAAATGTCATCAAACAAACCTTGCATGGATGGCATGGCAGGCATCGCGCGCAGCAATTGAGATTGAATTGCCAGGTTCATTCCGTGAGTCTTATCTAAGTTCAAATATGGTCACTGATGAGCAGGAAACAATTGAACTCATCGAATCGCAAGGCTTAAAGGTGAAAAAATGATTATCCCATTAAACGACATCATGAAAGCAGGCATCATTCAACTTGAAGATTATGACATGCAGCTGGCGTTTGAAATCGAAACTGTCGAGCGTCAACTGCAATATGCAGATAAGAAGAATGATCGTATCTGGCATGAGAAAGCACTTAAGGCACGCGACCACATGAAGCGAACGCGCGCACTCATTAAAACTCGACTTGATAAGCTGTATTTTGGTGAAGAACGCATGTTACATGGCGCTGTACTGGCGCAAATCCGCAAGGAAATGCCGATTGGCAAGTTCATGTCATACGTTCACCGGGCGAAACAGGAGGCAGGGTTATGATTCCATTGCTGTGGATATTATCAGCCTACGCATTCGCAAGGGTATTTGAGGCTGACACTCTGTACCAGATGATTTGCTATGGTGCTCTGTTCTGCCTGTCAGGTGCTGCACTTGCATTTATGGATGATGTGATTTCAGACTAACACCGTATATCTTTTGTTCATCATGGGCTGCTATCATTTAATCAGGAGGTAGCCCATGAACATAATCCCTATCACTTACTTTCTCACGCTATACGCACTCACCAATTCGCCATTGTTTGCACTGGCTACCGCCTCATGGTGCTATATCTCCCTGTGTTATAATTCGACCACAAACTAACCGTGGAGAGTTAACCATGATTGTCAAGATTGGCGATAAGTGGGTGGTCAAGTCGAAAGACGGCTCACAGCAATTTGGCGAATACGATACAGAAGAAGCCGCCAAAAAACGCCTAGCAGAAGTGGAGGCGTTCAAGTACATGAATAATAAATTGCAGGTTAACGTCCTGACGACTATCAACTCAGCCAGCAATATCAGTGAGCAAATCATTGATGGCGACCCGCACTACGTGATCAAAAATGTCGTGCCAGTAGTTGATGATATCGTGATGAACAATGGCCTGTATCCGGGTGAGGAAATCCGCAAGAGCTATCATGGGCTTGATGGTAAGCCTGCACCATACAATCACCCGATGATTGACGGCAAACATGTCTCCGCAAGCATGACTCGTGCCGCTAACCAATTCAGCGTCGGTGCATGGATTGAGAACTCATCCCACGACGGCAGCAAGGCGCTGGTTGACCTGAAGGTGAACAAAGTCATCGCTGAACGCTCAGAGAAAGGGCAGGAGTTGCTCGGTCGCATTGAGGCGCTGATGAACTCCGCAGAAGACGCTGAACCAATCCACGTATCCACTGGCTTATTGCTTAACCGCGAAGCTGCGGAAGGCACAAGCAAAGGCAAAAAATACTCATGGATTGCGCGCAACATGGAGTGGGATCATCTCGCCATCCTGCCTCCGGGAGTGCCGGGAGCCGGAACGCCAGAAGATGGTGTTGGCATCTTTGCCACCAACGGCGAGCAAATCGAACGAATCACCGTAAACCTTGAGGATTCAACTGTGCCAGACGAAAGCGCCAACAAGATTAATTATAAATCGTGGCTGCATAAAGCCATCAACTACATCACCAATAAATCAGACCTGTCGTTTGAGAATATCAGCGAGCAGATTCGCCAGATTCTGAAGGCTGAAGTCGGCGAAGATGTCTGGCCTTATATCGTAGCCGTGTACGATGACCGTGTCGGATTTGAAATCAAAGGCCAGATTTTTCAGCAGTTCTACATCGTTGAAGATGATGTGGTAAAATTGGTCGGTGAGCGGGTCAAGGCTGTTTATAAGACTGAACTTGAGCCGGTAAAATCAACTGAAGGGGAAATCTCAATGACGAACGAGGAATTGCAAGCGGTACTCGCTGAAGCCATCAAGCCGGTTCAGGAATCGTTGACAGCTGTCAACCAGAAGCTGACCGACATCGAAGCTGAAAATGTTAAGCTGAAAGAGCAATTGCAGGCGAATACCGAGCAGGAAGAAACCGCGATGCGTGCTGCTATCATCGCTGAACTGAAACTGCCGGAATCAGCTGTGAATGCGCTGAAAGGCGAAGCACTGCGTGAAACCTATGCGTTGACCAGCAAGCCTGCTGCGCTAAAGGGTGGCTTCCAGCCGAACCACGCTGATGACGATTTTGATATGGAGGCACCGGAATAATGGCTACTATCCGTTATGGCACCATCATTGGTGGCCCAGCTCGCAAGAACGACCCGCAGATTCGCGAAGGCATCATGAATGCCGCGTTGCAACCGGGCGCGCTGGTTGATTTCAATACCGACGACAAAATCATCGCGCACGCTACCGCTGGCGGTCAGGGTTTCCCTTACGTGCTCCAGCACAACTACATCGGCGGCGGAGATGTATCTGAATCCGTTCCGGCTAATGCTACTGGCATGGCTGTGCAGTGCGAGTTTGGCGTCACCTATCACGCGCTGGTTGCTGCATCCTCCGCGCTGAAGAAAGGCACCCCGCTGTCCAGTAATGGCGCTGGCGCTCTGAAAATTGCAGTAGACGGTGAAAATATCCTGTTCTACTCCTATGAAACCTACACTGTTGCCTCTGATGGCGCTGAACTGGTTGCAGTTCGTCGCGCTGGCAATGCTTCCATGCCTGCTGGAGCTTAATAATGGAAAAGATTATTTTTACCAAAGACTTGGTAGCCAACTCCGCAGTAGTGGCTGACCAGTGGAAACATCTCACCATCGACCGTAAAGTGTTCTGCAATGCAGAAGCTGAACTGGCGAAAACCTATGGCGTTAACGCTACCGCACTGGTAACGAAAGATTACTGGCGCGACGTGGACAACGTCACCACCCGTGTTTTCCGCAATGAGGCTGGTCAGGACATGATGGCTGACCTGATGGGTATCGCGGCAAACATCAATATCGGTAAAACTGTGGCAATCAGCCGCATTGCTTCTGATGCTGGTAAGGTTGTGCGCACCCTGTCTGGTCAGGAACCGGAAGATTTGGATAAAACTCGCTACGATTACACTGGCGATGTGATTCCAATCTTCAAAACTGGCTACAGCCGCGAATGGCGCGAGCTGCTGGGTATGCAGTCTGAAGGTTTTGACCCACTGCTGGACGATCAGGCTAACGTCACCTTTAACCTGCGTTCCGACATGGCGCAGTATCTGCTGACTGGCGACCAGACTCTGAACGTGAACGGCGTTTACACTGGCTACGGTATCACCAACCACCCGAACACTGTTCAGGTTAACCTGAACGTTTCCGGTGGCCTGAATATCGACCTGCAAACCGCAACGCCAGATGAAATCGTGAAATTCTTCAATCAGGATTTCCAGGCTATTCTGGATGCGCAGAACGTATTTGAGCAGGTGACTCTGTGGGTTTCCCCGGCAGTGCGTCGCAGCTTCATGCGTCCGTATTCTGATGCGGCAGGCTTCAAAGGTGGCACGGTTGAGCAGTACATCACGCAGTTCGGCAATGGTCGTATTGGTAAGATTGGCACCAACTTCCTTCTGACTGGCAACCATTTCGTTGGCTATGTTCGCAACGACATGTACATCCGTCCGCGTGTTGCTCAACCTGTTTCCACCTATGCGGCTGCCCGCGACAACCCGCACGATAACTTTAACTTTATGGTGTGGTCAGCTTTCGGTTTGCAAATTCGTAAGGATTTCACCGGTAAGTCCAAAGTGTTTAACGGCTACGGCACGCAAACTCCGCTGTAATAAAAGGGGGCTTCGGCCCCTTTGTGAATTTGAGGTGAATAATGGCTAAGTACGAAGTGATCGCACGAGGAATCTTTGTTAAAGAGAAAGGCAAGATTCGTGAGTTGCAGCTTGGCGAGGTGATTACCGAACCAGACGAGCATCTGCTGCCAAAACTGCGCATCATGCCAGAACTGGAAAAGTCTTTCGAAGTCGCAACCCCGCAAGAAAAGACGACAAAGAAAAAGAAAGCAGAGTAAACAAAACCCGCATTATGCGGGTTTTTATTGCTACAGACGCATCGGCATAACAACAATCTTCGCAGTCTCGCCAGATGGCGCATTAAGGCAGCAAACGGCGGCATTTGTATTCCCATTCAATTCAAACTTAACGCCACAGAATTTAGGATTAAACAGCTTCGACACTTTCTCGATATCCACGAGATAACCAGCATTGAAGCCAATTTCCTCTGCTGCTTTAGTTTCCTTTGGTATCGCGCGGTCAATATCAGGGAATATACCATCAATCTCTTCGCAGATACCAGAACCAACCATCGCGCCAGTTTCATCATGATACGTTGCAATTTTCGACTTTGTATCAATGATGGCGTACTCATAACGTTTTGTTGGAGATTTACCAATCTTGATAATCACATTTTCTGTCAGCTTATTGTCATGACTGCAGCCAATGAATGCGCGATGACCATCAGTTGAGGCAATGCGACCATCAGGCATGAAGCAGATGCCGTTCAGGTAGTAGCGCACATCATTACGCGCCTTAAATATTAATGCCGACTCAAGTAATAATTTGCTGATTTTTAGTTTCATCACTTCACCTTAATCATGTGTTGTTTTGCAACCTTCAGGCATTCTTCAAAAATGCCACCCTTCTTTGCGCTCTGATTGCGCTTGTAATACTGGATTGCCACATCAATTGCCATCTGGTCGATATCTGGCAGCTTAGCGCGCAGTTGCTTGACGAGAAAATCATAAACGTTCACTTTTTACTCCGTGATTCTCGTGATATCCAGTTGAAGTTTCAGCTTTTTCTCTGGCTGATATTGCATCTTCTTTATTGGCAAAAAAACCAATATGCATCTTTGATACATAAGCCCTCCATAACCCACTCTTCCTGTCAAAGCTAACGCCAGTTCTTCCTGATTTGTTATTTTTCTGCCTGCTGAGATTTCTGTGGTTCTCTATATGGCTCACCAGCCTTAAGTTTTCAATGCGGTTATCATCACGAATATGGTTAATGTGATCAATTTGCATCCCGTCAGGGATTGGTCCATTAAACATCTCCCATATAATTCTGTGAGCCAAGAACTTTTTGTAATCAACGCATATGATTACATATCCTGTATTTGCAATTGTCCCAGCTAAAGAGCCACTTAGCATTTTTCTTTTTTGGTGCTTCCACCTAAGCGCCCCATTATCATAATGAAAAATATCACCCCAATTTATTTTAGTTGTGTTCATCACATCTTCTCCAGAATTGCCATAACCTCGTGAATATCAGCAACAGGAATCTGGATAAATTCCTCATCCTCAGCCACCACATGGCCAGCAGGTAGAATCACGTGGTCTGCTGGCTTCAGTAACTCAATCAGGCGGTCCACTGGCTTAATCTTTTTCGACTTCAGCACCTTTGCTGTGACCTTTTCTTTGCCTTGCGCCTTCGCTTCTTCTACTGCCTCGTCGATAACTTTAACCGCATCATCGCCATGCTCACGCGTTACCGCTACGGCATTTGCATAGCTGATTTGCCCTGCACTGATGCGCGCTTTTACTTCTGCTGGCACATCACCAAGCGACAGATGCATTTGCACGTCAGATACTGAACGACCTACCTTTTTGGCGATTTCTTCATTCGTCCAGCCAAAGCCTTTCAGTCTCGTGTAAGCCTTTGCACGCTCAAACGGGTCGAGCTGCTTACCCTGGCTGGATGACACCATGAAGGCGATTTTGTCTGCTTCGTCTCCAGTGAAGTCCTTACACTCAATGCGAACGATTGGTGCGCCGCGCTCAATGGCACGCAGTGCACCGAGATAGCGATGCTGACCATCAAGAATGCGGATTCCCTTCTCGTCTGGAATAACTGTTAATGCTGGCAATGGCTGACCTGATTCCCAGCACTGCGCGAAATATTCAACGTGCTGCTCGTCTGCTTCGCGGATGTTGTATCCCGGCTCCAGATAGATTTGCTCAACTGGCACTAGATAGGTTTTGTTAACAGCGATACCGTTGCGCGTTTCTTTGTCTGAATAGATTTTGCTGAGTGTTTTCATATTATTCACCACTTTCTTCTAATAAAAGTTCATAGTTTGCAATGTACGCATTAGCCAGATGATATATTTGCTCTGCGGCACAACGCTCTGGCACGCTAAAGTCATCAATAGAACCAGCATTGCTGAGTGCATCAACACAATTTCGGAAATCATCCATAGTATTTCGAAACATACAGTAGGACATGTTTGCCATGATTACTCCTCATCACCCTGAAAAATGCCGCCAAACTCTTCTACCAGCTCATCAATACATTGGTCCGCCTCAGCGCAATTACCAGCAGCACAAAGCAGAATATCAGCCGCCTCATCATCAGGAATGTTGATTGCCGAGAAGAACTCAACAATGCACATTTTCACAACCTGATATTCACCTTCTGTCTGGCATGATGCGAAACTGCAAGCGACCGCATCAATCAGCTTGGCTTTGTCATCACTTGGGTTATCAATATCAAACATTTCATCACCTCTAACATTTATTGTTGTTTCTACGTCATCACTATAAACACACCATCAATCTACGTCAACAGGAATATGCTAAAATCATGCTAATTAAACAACAGGAGATTTAAACATGGGTTCAACCAATTCGCCGTCTCGTTCACGCGCAACTGGCAACACTAAAACTGGCGGCAAAACTGGCGCAGTGAAGCCAAACGGCTCTACCCGCTCACCATCGCGCGGTAAGAAATAA